TCTTCTTTGCTTCAGAAGATATTAACATTTCTTCAGCTTCTTGAATTCCTTCTGCTCTAATAACTTTAATTACATCTGACAAATCTAATTTAGCTGCCTGCATTGCTGCATGTGCAAGTTGACCTACAAGTTCTTTAGCTTCATGTGCTTTAGATGAATTAGAAACAAAGATACCATAAGTAGAATTATCTAACAAATCTGCATCTATAGTTAAAAGTTGTCTTGAAAAATCATCTAATATATAATTCAACTTTTGATTACCCTTTTCAGTATAAGCTACCTTAGCAGTTTCAATAAGTCTTTGTAATACATTTCTCTTAACATAATTATGCAATTCAAATACTGGTTCCAATATATGTGAACTCTGTACCATAGTTTGTTTAGTATTTGTAACTGCAGCATTAGGACCAATCTGACCTTCAGCTTCAGGTGGAATACCAATAGACATCCCTGCTCTTCTTTCAATATATTCTGCTAAGTTAATATATTTCTGAATATCAGATGCTAAAGACATATCTATTTCTTTAACTGCATTAGGTATAGAATAGTCACCTTTATTACCTTCTTCATTAGGATTCATAAATCCTATTTTAGAACTCTCTAAAAAGTATAACCATTTCTCAGTATCTATACCAGCAGATTCAGGTATCATTCCAATGTTCATCATAAGAAGTTTACCTTTATCAGATGCCATTAACAATTCTATCCTATACATTATAATATTGTAATAATACTGATAAGCTTTAATCCTATCAATAAAAGAAGTAGGGAGAGAATTAGTAGCATCCATGATAGCACCAATGTAAGGAAGCTTACAATAATGCAAATTATTTAAATCTTTAAACTGTCCTGCTACTGGACCCATATTTACATAAATATCTACACCAATCTTATATCCCTCATATACTTCAGGAATCCATTCCCAAGATATAGATATATCTCCTTGTTCTCTATTAACAGAATAACCTTCATCTACTAACCTTTCTTGTACTTCACCATTCTGGTCTGTAAATGTAAGAAACCCTATTTTTCTCAAAGCTTTCCATGTAGCATGAATTACTCTTACAGTCCAACCCTCATCTTCCTTATTAATATTAAAAGTAAATGCAGAGTCAGTAACGTGATTAGCACTTTGAGTATAAATAGAATATATCTTATCAATCTCATCAGTAGTTAACTGGTCACCAAAATGTGATATTACAGTAGAAGGAGAAAGTCTGTAAACACATACTGCCCATTCACCATCTTCAATAAATTCAGTATCAGGTGATTTATCATAGTCAAAATAAAGTGGATTAACTGTTGACATTGCAGGTTCACCATTAAGAATACCTACCCAAAATATTTCTTTTGCTGAAATACACAAATGCTTAAATCCCTGATTAAACTTAGTAGGTACATTTTCCTTGTGTATCATGTACTCAAGTAATTGATGAGCAAGTGCTTCAGCTGGGTCTTGATGTTCTCTCTCCATATACTTCCTAATTTCTGGAGGAGTCATAGTTTGTAACTCTTGTTCTATCTGTTGCTGTATCTGTTGCATTTGTTCAGGAGTAGGTTGTTGTCCTTGTAACTCTGCCATCTTCTGTTGTTCCAATCCTGCTCTGATTGGTTTCATTATTTCAGCCATTACATATTCCTGTATCATCTTAAACTCTTCCTGTTCTCTCCTTGTAGTAGCTTCTTCATTTACTGCCATTACTTTCCATGCAAAAGGTCTTTTCATTTCCATACCTAAGAGTACTTTAATCTTAGGAGAAGTAATATCTCTATTTACAAAGTTAGCAGGTAACTCTCCACTCTGTGCACCAAATGGTCTAACTACATATTCAAAATCCCTTATATTCAACATGTTATTAAACATGTCATAATTAACTTTCATCCTTTTATAATCTGATACACCATTAGTATCAAATGAGTCAAAACCATATCCATTAAAACCTACTTGTGAAAATGACCTCTTATCCAAAAAGTCTATATTTTGTTTGTACCAAGATTTACCATCAACATTTTTTTGACCTCTTGTCAACCTATGTTTAGGCATACCCTTACTAAAATTACCATCAGTGCTATGTATCATATTGCTTGTTTATTTGAATTTTTAAACCATGATTTGTAACTATCTAAAAGATATTTTGCTGCTTTATTTTTTTCTGTCTTATCCGAATACTGTTTTTCTCCTTCTTCTTCTATTTGAAACATAATCATCATAAATGCCATTACTCGGTCAAAGTTTCCTTTCTTATTAAACTGTATTAATTCTTCTATTAATCCTGGGTCTTCAATAGTATCTAAGTTTAAAACTATATTTCCATTTTCATCTACATCTCTTTCTTGAAGTAGCCATTGTTTAATATACTTAGCACCTGCATCCTTAAGGTCACTATTCATGTGAATACCATAAACCCTTGATACTCTTGAGTTCTTAATACTCTTAGATATAACAGCATCAGGTTGTGCAGCTAACAGATGTAACTTTCTTTTCTTTTCAAAATATCCTTTAACATCTCTAATCATATTCTCATGCATTATCTCTGCATTGTAAAGTTCTGCTAACAATTCTACAATTCTATGAGTATCATCTACTGTCTTCATTCTACCTACATAAGCTGCTACTATTTTATTCCTTGTAAATGAAAACACAGCATTACTTTTATATACATATACAGCACCTAATGATACACCTCCACTTTGGTCTTGTTGATAAGGGTCATATCCTATCTTATAAAGACCTTTAGGTGCATTAGGTATTGGATATTCAAATATAACTGGTGCACCACTCAAATCAGTAATCTTAGGTTTATAATCCCAAACAGGTTGTAACTCATTCTTTAAATCAGGTAATGCTTTAACTTTACCATCTTCTCCTCTTATAAGATTAACAGCTTGTCCTTTCTTAAAATGCAATTGTTCTCTTTCTACAATATCCTTTCTTCTTCTAAGTTCAGTAATAGGAAAGTCATTAGTAGATACTGTTAAAAAAGCTTCACTTGGTTTTAATGGATATTCTTGTACTCTACCTTGTATAACTCCTACACCATTAGCTGAGTTCTTTATAATTATCTCTCTTTGATTAGTTTCAAAATCAATAGCTTCTTGTGTAGCAGAATTACCTTGTTTATCATAAAAACCATCCATGTTCCAAAACACAGGATGAAAGAATCCACACTTAGTATTATCTGCATTATCATCCCATATATTTGTAAATGGCATTAAGTTAAAAGTAAGTGGGTCATAAAACATTTCAGCAAAATCTACTGTACCACTTTCCATATCACCACCTGTACCAAATATAAGTATTTGTCCTGTTACATATTTACCTGACCTAAGTGTAGGTTCAGTAGCACTATAAGAATCTTTCAAATTAGGAAACTTACCTGCTTCCTCAAACAATACATAAACAGAGTCTTTACCACGAGCAGCATCTGGATTATCCTTAAATGTAATTGCCATTACTTGTGATGCATAACCTTTCTCAATAGCTACACCATTCAATACTTCTTTAAAAGATGCTTTCCTATATTCCTGCTTATCAATAAAATCTCTATTCTTTCTCCAACCAGTATGTTCATTTAAAAAGTTCATATAGTCAGTAGCCATACCCATTGTACCATTAGGATATAAATACTTCTTATCAAATGCACCAATAATAGAAAGTGAGTTTCTTGTGTTATTATACTTATTAACTACTTTAGATGCATTCTTAAATGAGTAACCTTTTCTTCGAGATTTACCTACAATCATGTGTCTTCCACCATCCAAATACTCTTCTTGAATACTAACACTTAAATGAAGTTTATCTAACTCTTTTTTAGTAAGTCCATTATAAGCTATTTCAGTTGCCCAATAATAGTTATAATCACCATCCCAAAAGTCAGGAAATCCTTCTATCTTTTTAGCCTTCTTACCTGCTGCATTTTTCTCTACTCTTAAGATAGGACAAAAGTTAAGATAAAAGTAATGGTCACCTGTAATCTTAACTCCACCTGTTTCATATCCTTCAATAGTTCTTCTAAGTTGTTCTTCCCAATACATTTGCCAGGATGGAGAACCCCAAGGGTCAGGACAATAATACCCATGCTTTTCAAAGTGTCTTGCTTCTTCTCTGAAAACTTCTGTATTAATCCAATGTCCATCAGGGTTTCTTACTGACTCTACTTTCATACTATTGTGATGGAGCTGCTGTTACATATTTCAATCTATACATTGTATGTGCTGTAAGTTGCTGCATTTCATCTAACTGATTTAATATCCAACTTTCTGTGTACATAGACCTTGCTTCATCTATTTTATCATACAAAGATTCCATGTATTGAACAGGATTTTGTATTACAGAAGCTGAGAATGAAATTGATAGTTGACCATGTACAGCCATTACAGTTTCAGCAAATGTATCTAATAGTTCATCAAGGGAATCATAAAAAATACCCATAGCATCATGTATTGCAGAAGACTTTACTCTCTGTTCAATATGAGTAATGTGTGCATCTTCTTTTGCCTTAAACAATAAAGATACAAATCTTGAGCATGACTCAGGATGTTTTCCCATACCCATGCCCATAGACATTGGTGTAGATTTAAGTGACATAGTGGGTTCATCAAAGTACCCTGCTAAATCTTTTTTGTTTTTCATCATCTTTCAAATGGATTAATTTCTTTACCAGATTTTGTTTTTGAACTCTCATATAATTCCTGCTCAACTCTTTCTTTTAAATCAGTCATTGATTTAAGTACTTCATTAGCAGACTTTAATGCAGGAATAACTTCACCAATCTTATACACAGGTTGTCCTTTATCTGTTCTTTCATTAAAATCTATATTCTCAAAAAAGTTAATAGTTTGTTCTATACCTTTCTTTACAGCAATATAATACTTCATTGATACAGATGCTTCTTGTAACCATTCATTATACTTAACAACTCCCTCTCTTACAAAGTCATCAGGAAACCACTTTTCATCTCTCCACAATCCTTTAATTACTTCTCTTTCTTTAAGCTCCTGTGAATAACCTGCATAAGGATTTGTCTTTCTTGGTGATACCAAGAAGCAAATATAAGAAAATTCTTTTATAGCTGTTTCTTTATGCTTAGATTTATCTCTATCCCATATTTCTTTAAAAGGTGAAATAAGTAATACTTCCTTAACAGGAGTTACATGAGAGTTATGCATTTCAAATATTTCTACCATATCCTTTATGTAAGTGACATTATCATATCAATTAATTCTTGCTGTGGAAATATATCATTCTTTCCTGCAAATGCATTACCATGTGTATATATACCAGGATTCTTTTCCATCTCAGTAGGATTACAAAAATCAAATGCATATTTAACACCTTTACTCTTAATCATTTCATACAATCCTTTCTTAGGATTTATCCTGTACAAATCTTGCAAGTAGTAAATCAAGTTTTTTATCTCTTCAATCTGCTTATCAGATATCTTATGAAAATACTGATTAAACCTATAAACATATCCTAAGTCAACTACTTGGTTAGGACTTACTTCAACTCCAGGCCAAGCATAAAATCCATTAGGATTCTTAGGAACCCATTTACTCCCTTGATAATACCCACCTTTATTTAGTCCACCAAAAGAACAAATTTCTAACCCA